ATTCATATATTGATGAAGGTGGCACTGGTAATCTACTAATTAGAGGCTCTGAAGTAGTTTTAGGTAACGCTGCTAAAAAAGGGGTAAGGGTTATTGCTGATGGCGCAGTAGAACTAAGACACAACGATTCTAAAAAAATAGAAACAAACACTAACGGAGTCGCTGTTACAGGGGCTGCAACTGGTACGCTTACAACAGACAATGATGGCTCGTTCGACATGGCGGCAAGCAACAATTTTAAATGCACTCCATCAGGCAACTTTACTCTTACTTTTACAAACATAGTCTCACAATCAGGAAACATACTGCTGGTAAACTCAGGTGGCCATACTGTATCAGCACACACAAATTCAAAAGTAGATGCAAATTTACTTGCAACTGTATCTACTGCGGGCACGTACTTGATCTCTTACTTCTCCGATGGCACGAATGTATATTTAACTAACTCTGCTGCATACACCTAATGAGTCTACTACAGCATCCGGGAGCTATACCACCAGGGGCTACTGGATACGAAGCAGGCAACTCTTTGATGTTCGACAGAACTAGAAGTGAGTTTATAAAACAAAGTAATTCTTCTGCTAGTACTACTGCTACTTCAAACTCCATAGCTACAATATCTTTTTGGTTAAAAAGAGCAGAGCTAGGCTTAGACAGAAGTGGCTATGAGATGAATATAATTAGTGGTTCTAATTCAGCTAGAGCTCAAGCAATACGGTTTACTCAAGATGATCAGCTAGAAGGGTACTTTTCTGCTATATCTGCTCATGGGATAACAGCAGCTGATTGGAAAACCAGTAGAAAATTTAGAGATGTTGCGGCTTGGTATCACATTGTCGTGCGAGTTGATCCAACACAAAGCACGGCTGGAGATAGAATACGTGTTTATGTTAATGGCCAACAAGAAACAGATTTCGTTACTGCTCCTAGTATTGACCAAAATGCTAGCACTATGACTATGTTTAGGACAGGTAGTTACCATGGCTGGGGTACATCAAGAGCTTATAATGATACTAACGGAGATTTTTCTGGTTATTTAGCTGAAATTCATTATATTGACGGGCAGTCTTTAGGCCCAACAGAGTTTGGAGAAACTAATGATGATAATGTTTGGGTAGCAAAAGAATACTCAGGCACTTATGGGAACAGAGGCTATAAACTAGATTTCACGCACGCTAGTAACATAGGACAAGATGTGGGTAGTAATCAAGGTAACTTATTTACTTTAAACAATGCTATGGGCACTACTGATGTATTTTTAGATTCACCAACAAATAACTTTGCCGTTTGGGATTTTAATACAGGTTATATGAACTCTAGCCCTAGTGCCACTGGTTTTACTGCTGGCAATCTTTTACGACAAGGTGGTAATGGTGGGTACAACCAATGCTATGCAACCATGGGTATAAGCAAAGAATACTCTGATGCTATATGGTACTGGGAGGTAGAAAACACAGGTGTTTTCAATTCTTCGACCATGGAGATACTAGTGGGCATGGTAAAAGAATCTCAAATAGCAGCAGGTAGTTCACATACCGATATACGAAACAGTGGGATTGCCGAGTTTGCTAGTAACTTAATACCTAGTTTTACTCAAAATAGTCATGATGCAACAGTTTTTGGTATGCTACTTGATATGTCTACTAGTAATGTAAAGTTAAAATTTTATGTAAACGACAGTTTGGTCAAGACAACTGAGAACCTACCTACTGACGAATTGTTTTTTCCCTACGGTGCTATATTTGGCACAGGCGGTGAGATGATAATAAACTGTGGCCAAGGGCCTGCACAAGAAATAAACAGTGGTTATTCTGCTCAATCAGATGCCGGAGGTGTTGGGTCTTTTGAATTTACTACAAAATCAGGCAGAGCAATTTGCACTAAGAACTTAGCGGAGTACGGATAATGGCTTATACAGATATAGACGATCCTTCAGCACATTTTCAAGTTACAACTTATACTGGTGCAGGAGCAAATCAAACAGTAACTAATGGAGGTAACTCTAACTTACAACCTGACTGGCTTTGGATAAAGAGAAGAAACGCTGGATATGCTCATGCTTTGTTTGATTCAAACAGGGGTTTAGGTTCAAGCAACCCTCCGATGTTAGAATCCGATAGCACTGCTGTTGAAAATGCTAATCAAAACTGGATTAGTGGAGTTGGAACTGATAGCTTTACTATAGGAGTTAATGAACACAACTTATCCAATACTGCAGGAACTTATGTAGCTTGGCAATGGAAATGTGCAGGTGGCACTACATCTAGCAACAGCGCTGGAGATATTTCATCAACAGTGCAAGTAAACAGCACTGCTGGATTTAGTATTGTTTCTTATACAGGTAATTTTACAGCAACACAAACAGTAGGGCATGGCTTAGGAGTGACTCCCGATTTGGTTATTATCAAGAACAGAGATACTGCGGTGGACTGGGTTGTTTGGTCACCACAGTTGTCATCGGGAAATTTTTTAAGATTAAATACTTCAGCTGCACAATCATCTTCAAGTAGGATTCATCAATCAGGGTTTACTGCAACAACTTTTGGTATTGGCGCTAATAATTCAGTCAATAAAAGTGGTGATGATTTAATTGCATACTGCTTCGCAGAAAAACAAGGTTATTCCAAAATAGGTAAATATATTGGTAACAGCGAGGGTGCTTTTGCATACTGTGGTTTTGCTCCTATTTTTATTATGGTAAGAGAGATAGGTAATACCAACAGTTGGTGGATGTTTGATAGAAAACGAGACCCTTTTAATACTGCTGATGCACGACTTGCTGCTGACCAAACTTCAGCAGAAGCTACAGGTAGTTTTACTAATGTAGTAGAGTTTTTATCAAACGGATTTAAATTTAGAAATACAGACTCAGCTTGGAATAGGAATGCTGGAGAATATCTTTTCATAGCATTTGCTGAACATCCGCTAGTGACTAGTGGTGGGGCACCCTGTCCAGCTAGATAAATATGAGGTAAAATTAAAACATGTGGGCAAAAGTAGAATCAAACGTAGTAACAGAACTATACCCTAACCCTAAACCTGTAGTCATAGGGGATGTTTTATACCCAAAGAATATTTTCACATCTTGGACTGAGGATGAGCTAAAAGCTGCGAGTATATACCCTGTTATACACGATACTCGACAATACAAAGATCCTACATACTACGTGAACTCTGACCCTGTATATGCTTACAAAGCTACCATAACTATAAACGGTATTACACACAAAAAAGTTGTAACTAAATCATACACCGGTACTGTAGCTAGACCTTTAGCTGATGTAAAAGCCCAACATAAACAATACGTAAATGACCAAGCAAAAGGAATGTTATTAAATACAGACTGGTATGCACTTCGTGCCTTAGATGGTGGGACAGCCATGCCAGACCACATAAAGAACCACAGGATAGCGGTGAGAACTAAAGCTAATGAGATGTGTAATTTGATTGACGCAGCGACTGATGTAGATGCGTTAGCAGCATTATATGTTTACAATAGTGATGACCCGCCAATTAGGCCTTTGGGTGAATTTCCAATTATATAAGGAGTATGTATGGAAAATAATAAAATAAAAGAACTAACCTTTGACGGTAAAGTTTATTTAATAGAAGACCTAACACCAAGGATTATAGATAGCCTTAGTGTATTATTTAACGCACAGCAAGAAGCTAATAAAAAAGCCTCTGAGCTAAGCATTTTTCAAGCAGCACAGTCTGCTATAACAGAAAACATAAGAAGTTTTATAAAAGAGGACAAAATCAAATCTCAACCAAAAATAGAAAAAGCACAGTAACTATGGCTACAGCAAAAGAATCTATGGAAAAAATAGCAGCACACGAACGAGAGTGCTCTATACGGTATGAAAACATAGAGAAAAGGCTAGATAGAGGTGCTGACAAGTTCGACGCAATGGATGCAAAGTTTACTAGATACATATTTGGCCTATACGTGCTGATCATAGTGGCAGCAGGTGTAGATAGAATTTTCTCATAACAAGGAGGTACATATGGACATTGAAAAATGTAAAGCAGAGATAAAACGCCATGAGGGTGAAGTTTTAGAGATATACGAAGATAGTTTAGGCTACAAAACCTTGGGCATTGGACACTTGTGCCAACCAGAAGATCCTGAGTACGCTTGGGACATAGGTACAAAAGTACCGCAAGAAGTTGTAGATATGTACTATGAAAGTGATTTTGATAAACACTTAAAAGAAACTATTCACGTGTTTGGTGATGAGAAAGATTTCTATGCGTTGCCCGAAGATATACAACACGTGTTAGTCAACATGTGTTTCAATCTAGGAGGCACGAGAATGTCTAAGTTCCGCAATATGTTGTCGGCTTGTAGAGAACATGATTGGGAGAAAATGGCTGCTGAAATGGAAGACAGCAGGTGGTTTAAACAAGTAGGAAGAAGGAGCGTAGAACTACAAGCATTAGTTCTTAATACTGTATAATGAAAAAATGGCTTATTACAAACTTATTACATTTGGAGGCCTTGCACCTAGAATATCACCACGTCTTTTAGGAGATACACTTGCGCAAACGGCTACAGACGTAAACCTAGAGAATGGCAGATTAGTTCCTGTCAAAGACAACTCTACTACCAACCCTTCTAGCGGGGTATCTACACTAGCTAGCACTACTAAAAACGCAATATTTAAGTACACAGACGACCCTGAGCGTTGGTTACAATTTGAGGATGATGTAAACGTCGTGCGTGGACCGGTGCCAGGAGACACCAATGACACGATTTACTGGTCAGGTGAAGCATTTCCTAAGATGGGCAGAAGCTCTGATGTTCTTGGTTCTGCACCTTACCCTAGTGGTTTTTATAGATTGGGCATACCTGCGCCAACTGCAGCCCCCACTGTGGCTTTAGTTGCACCCACCACCATAAATGCGACTATTACAACAGCTAGCGGCACCGGAACTATAACTGTTACAACAGCAAGTGATCACAACGCAGCTGTCGATGATTACATAACTTTGGCTGGTTTTTCTGCTACAGGTGGACTTACAGCAGATGAAATAAATGGAGACTATAAAATTAAAACAGTGCCTAGTAGTACCACTCTTACCGTGGCTACTAACGGCTCAGGGTCTAGTGCAACCACTTCTAGTAGTGTAACCAACGGAGCGTCTTTCAATGGCCCGTCAGATGCTGAGCTAGACTTCGAAACTTCCTATGTTTACACCTTTGTAAGTGCTTATGGCGAAGAAGGCCCACCCTCTCCTGCTTCTACAGTTATAACTACAGATGATAACCAAAGCGTTGCCTTAAGTGGCTTAGAAACTTCTAGTGCTAAAAGTAATACCAACCTATCTAAAAAACGTATATACAGGTCTAATACAGGTTCAAACACAACTGACTTTCAGTTTGTTGCTGAAGTTAATTTAAATGTAGCTACCTACACAGACACTTCTAATAACCGAGATTTAGCTGAAGTTATTCCGTCCACGTTCCACATTGCGCCCCCAGATGATGACACGAGCTTGTACCCTGATGGACCTATGAAGGGTTTAGTTAGTTTACCAAACGGCATACTAGCTGGGTTTACAGGCAAACGTATTTGTTTCTCTGAGCCTTTCTTACCTTACGCTTGGCCTGCGTCTAACAGAATTACTATTGAAGAAGAGATTGTAGGTATAGCCGTAACTAGTAATGGTGTGGTAGTAGGTACAAAAGCTACTCCATATTTAGTGACAGGTACAGAACCTAGGTCTATGGCTGCCATACGTATAGATTCTTCTGAAGCTTGTTTGAATAAAAACTCTATGGTCGATATGGGTGACTATGTTATATATGCAGGGCCAGACGGTTTAGTAGCGGTAGAAGGCACTCGTGTTTCTGTTATAACTGAATCTTTAATTACACCCTCACAATGGCAAGCTAGTTACTACCCAAGCACCATAAGAGGGTTCTTATGGGAAGGTAGATATGTAGGTTTTTTCTCCACAGGTAGTGGATATGGTGGGTTTATATTTGACCCTCGTTTAGTGCGACAAGGCACTGGTAGATCTTTGTCCCCTGCGGCATTAGTAAACTTAGATGCTAGTGGTGAGATACGTGGGGGACATACAGATCCAGATGATAGCCAGTTGTATTTAATAATAAGTAATGCTATTAAAAAGTTTCAAGGTGATAGCAGCACTAATTTAACTTTTAATTGGAAGTCTAAAGAGTTTGTGCCTCCTGCTCCCATGAGTATGGGTTTTGCAAAGGTGCAAGCAGAAAGCTACCCAGTAAGAGTCAAAGTGTATGGAGATGGTAGTGTTATTTATAATGCAGTTATAGCTACTTCTGGTAGTGCTTTTACAGTTACAGGTACAACCCCTAGCTTTAGCTCAACTACTATAACAGAACCAATTGTAAGATTGCCTGCTAGTGTGCATAAAACGTTTGCAGTAGAAGTAGAAGGAGCAACTGTAGTAGATGAAATATGTTTAGGGCAGTCTATAGATGAACTAAAACAAATATAATGAGCAAAGCAACTAAACTCCCTGGCTTAAAAAATATACCGGCTAGCACAGAGCCAGAGTTACGAGGCTCATTACAGGCCATGAAAGAAGCCTTAGCAGTTAGACTAGGGCAAGAAGGTGACCCACTAGATAGAGCCATAACCCTGCGAGAGTTAATCGACTCTGGTATGGCTAAAAAACTCACTAATAAAAACTTTGATCCAAACACCACAACAACTGATTTTGTTGGGGCTAAGGATGATCCTGTAGATTTAAGCATACCCCCTGCTCCTACGGGACTAGAGGCTTCAGGTGCTTTTACTGAAATTATAATAAATTGGAACCCCCCTGCGTATGGTGGTCATGCTTTTACGGAGGTGTTTAGGTCGAGAGATGATGCAGTAGGAACAGCACAACTTGTAACCACCACTGAGGCGGCTATTACTGTAGATACAGTTGGGTATAACCAAGAGTATTATTATTGGGTAAGGTTTGTAAATATCTCTGGAGTAAGAGGTCCATTTAACCAAACCAATGGAGTAAAAGCCACTACTGCAGTAGATATAGGAGAGGTGCTTAGTCAGTTAAGTGAAACTCTAGCAGACTTGCCGGGATACTCTACTCTCACTGGCCTTATAGATGCAGGGACTTTAGTCATACGAGCTTCTAGCGCACCTAGCACTAGAACTGATGGTAGCTCTCTACAGTTAGATGACATATGGTTAGATACCGATGACGATCAACTTTATGTTAGAAACTCAAGTAACAACGCATGGGTCAAAGCACGAGATGGTACTCTTAAAGCCGACATAGATAGCTTAGTAGCTTCCTTAAACACTTCTAATTCTCGTTCGGACACAACCTTATCCGCAGCTATAGCAGCTGAACGAGTTGTCCGAGTTACTGCAGAAGGGGCAAATGCTACTAGTATTTCTAACCTTACTAGCACAGTTAACGGTGTTTCAGCTGACGTTACTACAGTACAAAATGCAATAACAAATGGCACCTCTGCCCAAGCTGGTTTTGGTATTGCTGTTAATGCAAATAACGCCATTGCCGGTATGTATTTAATGGCCGACTCTAGTAATAACTTACAGAACAACACCTCTACCTCTAACATAATATTTGAAGCAGACCAGGTAACCATACGTAACCCGCATGGTAGTGACATTGTACCTTTCACCGTGCTTTCAAGCACAGATGCAGACGGCAACGCAGCGGGTGTGTACATAGATGCAGCTTTTATAAAAAATGCTGCTATAGATGGCGCACAAATAAAAACCGCTACTATTCAAGCCGCACAAATAAGTAGTTTAAACGCTGACGTTATTAACGCTGGTACTGTAGATGCTCAATATTTAGACGCGAGTGTAATAGTATCAAGTGACTTGTCTAGTAATACTAGTACTGTAATACATGGTGGTAATATAACGACCGGCACGATAGGGGCTAGTTTTATAGACACTGCTATTTTAAGAGCGACTGATGTTGGTGACAGTGGTTCAACTGTAATTGATGGTGGTCGAATTGATACAGGTACAATTGATGCGGCGCGTATTAGTACAACTAATCTAATTCTTCCAGCCGCTGGAGGTAGTACAAGCATAAGTTTTACAGTAAACAACAACCAAAACAGGTTTATATGTTCGGTTGGTTCAGGTGCTGGTTTTTATCAAGGCTTTGTAAAATTTACAGGTGGTACTAATCATGTTAAAAGTTTAGGGTTTTATTTTATAGACAGTAGCGCAACTTCAGGTTCTGGCTCGGGTTTTGACGTAGACTTAGATGCAAGTAGTACTGGTAGCAATACTAATGATACAAATACTCCTCTTGCAGGAAAAGGCGTAAGTTCTAAAGCTGTCTATCCAAGTTCAAACGCAGTGCCTTCATCAGCAGAGACTGATACTGTAAAAACTAGCGGTTACGGACTGCGGCCGTTTGTTATGACTGATGGAGTAGGGTTCGGTAGCCAAGGTCAATTGTCGAATAGACGTACGACCAATGAAGACGACGATAGGCTATTCTCGGGCCATGAAAGTGTAAATATACCAATTACATTTACTTATACTGGAAGTAATTCAGTAAACTTGTTTGTAAGAGGGCAAGGAGATTCTGGAACAGACACGTGCACTGTAGAAGCAAGATTTATAAGATTTGGAACATCATAATGGCTATTGCGAGTAAAACTTTTTCTGTGGTTAGTTATGAAACTAGAGAAATAGAGATACCTGGATACGAAACTGTTTCTGATATTATCACCCAAATAAATTGGAAAATAGTTTATACAGATGACAGCACTCCGGCTAAGTCAGTAGAAGTTCTTAAATATACAGCTTTTGATCCTTATCATTTAGTTAAGGGCACCCCTAACCCACGAACAGGTACAACTACTACTTTTGTGCCTTTTGAAAATATAACAAATGCTACTTTGGCTGGTTGGGCGGAGGCTTTGTATAACGCAGACCCTTCTTTAAAAACAATGTCAGACTACGAAGCTAACTATCTTTTAACAGGAGAAGATCCCGAGAATAATTTTACAACTTCTTAAAACTTGTCCATAATATAGATATTAACTTTGGAGGTAAAAATGCCAGGACATTACGGAAAAGGAAAAAAAATGGGAATGAAAAAGAAACCTATGAAAGGTAAAAAACCCATGAAAAAGAAAAAGAAGTCTATGAAAAAATCATATGGTTACTAAACGGAAAAGAAAACCAATAAAGAAAAAAGGTTTGACCAAAAGGCAGGAGGCCAGTATGAAACGACATTCAAAACACCATACTGCTAAACATATGAAATATATGAAGAACCTTATGATGAAAGGTAGTACTTTTACTGCCGCTCACAAGAAGGCTCAAAAAGCAGTAGGTAAGTGAAACAGTTATTAAAAAGCGTAGTAGGCGCAGTAGCCCCTACATTAGGAACAGCACTTGGCGGGCCCATGGGAGGCATGGCTGCCAATATGATAGCTGACGTTTTAGGGTGTTCGAACAACCCTAAGTCTATAGAACAAGCGATTCAGAACGCTACTCCAGAACAAATGTTGCAGCTAAAGAAAGCTGAACAAGAGTTTGATGTAAAGATGAAAGAACTAGAAGTTGACATCTTTGCACTAGAAGCAAAAGAAAAACAAGAAGCAAGAAAATACTTTTCTAAAGATTGGACTGCTAGGATCATAGGTGTAGCTACGATTGGTGGTTTTCTTGGTTACATCTTTTTAGTAACACTCCAACCACCTGAGCAAAACAGTGAGGCCCTGATTAATCTCGTCTTAGGTTATTTAGGCGGTCTAGCCTCGGCAATCATATCTTTCTATTTCGGGGCCTCCAACTCAAGCGACGATAAATAATGGACGCTGTCCAAATAATAACTGAAGTTGGCTTTCCTATAGCCGCAGCTTTAGGTCTTGGTTTTTTCGTGTGGAAACTTATTATGAGAATAATAGATGGCATGGAAAGTAAGTTAGACACCGTAGACGATAAAGTTCAATCTCAAATAGAAGCAATGGAAGAACGTCTAGGAACCAAACTTGACTCACAACATGGTATACTTGTAGCATTAATAGATAGGATTAGAAGTCTTGATAACGAAATTATCAGACAAGATACTCTAATTAAAACTATTTTAGGAGTGCCTCAGCTAATTGACAGTGGCAAGATTGCTAAGGCAGATAGAGATGATCAAAGAAAAGATTAAACTAGACGATTATTATAAAAACAAAGGGTGTAGCATTTTATTACTACCCCTTTTTATGCTTG